AGTGGTTCGGTGGTGGTGGTGTAACACCAGGGCGTAACTACCGAATGAAAGCCCTCGACAATATCCTAGTGGGGCACGTGCATAGAACGTCCACGGACATGATTCGCAGGCCCTTAGACGGGTCTTTTATAGCAGGGTGGTCTGTTGGGTGCCTGTGCGATTTGAATCCCTTCTACGCGGCTCGCAACGGCTGGAATCACGGGTTCGCTCTTGTCGACCTGCAGGACTCGGGACGTTTCACAGTTTACAATAAGATGATTATTGACGGAGAAGTGAGATGATCCCCACGTCGTTCAAACTTGGAGGCCACACATGGCGTGTGCGGATGTGCAAGATGCGCGGTGCCTATGGCGAATGTGACGCTGAGAAGCATACAATCCGCATAGCAACCCACGTGGACGGCCGGCTGACCACGATAGAAACTCAACTCAAGACGTTCTTGCACGAATGGTACCACGCTTTCGAGGCTGCCACGGGGCAAGACCACAACGAAGAGCGGACAAGGTTGTTTGAAGAAATGGCCTGGCAATCCTACAAAACAGCGAAGGGAAACCAATTAGATGTCTAACAAATACAGCTGGCTAAAGATTGCCGAAGGTGAAAAGGGCATCAAAGAAATCACTGGCATCTCATCGCACACTCCGAGGATCCTAGAATACCACGCACTGACCACGTTGAAAGCCAAAGCTGACGAGGTGCCTTGGTGTTCGTCGTTCGTGAACTGGGTTTTTAACAAAGCAGGTTATCCTATCACACGCTCCGCTGCAGCCAAGTCATGGCTGAAGTGGGGGCGAGAGGTACCGATGCAATACGGATGTTTGGTAGTTCTTAAACGCAAGGGAGGCCACCACGTCGGTTTCTACACAGGTGAGAAGGGTGACAGCGTGTATCTTCTCGGTGGTAACCAGTCGGATAAGGTGTGCGTAACTTTGTATAAGAAAGACCTAATTTTATCTACACGTTTTCCAACGGAATTGAACGAAACCGACCAGGCAATTTTTGACGTTGTGGGGATAAAGTAATGGCATTGGTAACTGTATCCGAAATTAAAACCAGCTATCTCAACATTGGAGACAGCACGCAAGACACGCGCATCCTTGGTTTCATCCTGCAGGCTGGCTCTATTATCAAGGGCATCTGCAAACAACCTATCGAAACCGAGACCGTAGCGCTGGACTTCGTAGGTAACAGGATGCAGACCTATATCCTACCTTACACCGTGCCTGTTACCTTGACATCACTGCAGTATAAGGAACACGTCGACGATGCAACCTGGACAACAGCCACGGGTGCTATTGTTGTCAAGGCTGACGGTGTTTATCAGGTGTACTATGCCGAAGGACTTAACTACGTTTTGTGGCGTGCGAATGTTACGGTCGGTTATACAGACGCCAACACACCTGCTGATATTAAAAGTGTTTGCTCCGAAATGGTCGTGGAGTTATTCAAAAACACTGATTACTCAGGTCGTGAAAACAGAATCGGGCTTCAGTCGGTGGCTTCGTCAGAGGGCGGCACGACAGTAACAACAGTATATCGTGACCTGACAAACCGATTCCGTGCACGGCTGGCACCGTATATCGTTAGGGCTTGGCTGTGATTAGTGTTGACGAATACGTGAGGCTTATTTTAATGGGCTTGCCTGCAGCGGCGAAGGATGCCCTAGATCCACAGCGCATGCAGACGGCTCTTGCTGTAGACATATCCAAGAACTACGGCGAAACAAACCGCAACCCAAAGTACCCACGCAAGCCACAAGGTAGCACGCTACAGCTGGTAAGTGGCAACCTGTTCAAGGCCGCTACAGTATACAGGGCCAAGGGGAACAAATCGCGGTATGTCGAAAGCGGTAACACGTACACCTTCATTCTTGAAATCGACTTGAACGTCATACCATACGCTCGGATTCATGAATACGGTGGCACTATAAACCATCCAGGTGGTACGCCATATTTTATAGGTGATGATGGGCTGGCCAAGTTCGTATCAAAAGCCAAGGGTGGCGATTTGCCAGTAACAAAACCGCACCCGATAACAATACCAGCTAGGCCCTACATTCGGCCTGCTTTTGAATCTTTCCAGTCTACGACCTTTCCCCGTATCATCGACATCATGCTTCGTAAATTAGCGGAGTCAGCCTCATGAGCACCACATCGAAGTACGCTATGGCTTTGGATCTTGTCAAGGACAAACTATCCGACGACAATACGTTCAATGTCATTAACGTATTTACCAAAGAAACGGCCCTGTCCAACACCAAGGCCAACGTTTACGTTAACGTCATCAGCGACACGCTTACACCCCTGAACACAGAGTCAGGTTTTAGGACATCGCTACGAAGGCTCCTTCTCGGCATCTACGCCGTGCAGAAAAATTCACTCGACTCGCAGGAACTAGGCACGGCCGCCATCATGCACGGCCAACTCAGCGAGAAGATAGACAAGGCAATGGACGCTGTAGAGGCTGCACTGCCGTACACAGACGTAACTACTGCAGGATATACAGTAACACTCCACAGCATCGAAACGGGCAACGTCACAGGCTACGTCGACGACAAGTCTGACAAGGTGGGTCTGTTGTATGAAGTAACAATATCTTATCTGCAGCGCGTATGACTGTCACTGAACTAATGCAACATCTTCGCCAGATATACAGCGTCTACGGAGACATCGACGTCAGGGTGGACTCTGATCTGTTCACGGATCACAGACCACGGGATGTGACCAGTACGACCGTGCAGGAGTTCTTTGTGCGCGATGTGCAGGAAATCATCATCGGTCAATTCTTAAACGAACCATCACAGGCAAAAGTAGTATTATATGTCGGCAACGAACCAAAGCTCAGAGCCTAAACACGTCGACGTCAGTTTCGCCTGCATAGCACACAAGAGCGAAGCACACCACGTGATGCAGATGATAGCAACGCTACCAAGTGGATGCGAGGTGGTCGTGCTTTGGAATGAACAGGGCGACAATTCAGAGGTTGTAGAACGTAAAAAGATAACACTTAACAACGGCACCGTTGTTCGTTACTACGAAACGCAGTGGCAAGATTTGCACTTCGGGAATCTTCGCAACCTTTGCATTGGTCTCTGTTCTCGCGGGTGGGTTATGTGGATAGACGCCGATGACCGTCTGCTAACTCACCAGCATAATTGGTTTGAAGACCTGACGATTTACCCCGCCGGTGTTGGCGGGCTTGTGTGCGGATGTGTTGGAGTACAACCGAAGCACGAAGGCAACAGCAACGTTATGCGATACCATCATCCACAGACAAGGGTGTTTCGCAACAACAAAGCATTCGCCTTCAAGGGTGCTGCACACGAACAGATCACATGGTCGATAGAACAGCAGGGGCTAACACTTGAGACCTGTTCACTGTTAGTGCATCACGTAGGCTATGAAGTCGACGCCGACTCGATGATGGCCAAGGTGAGGCGTAACGTGAAAGGACTCGCACGTGAGATTGCGGACTGTACCGATGATGACCAGTTAGTATACTGGACGCAGATGATACACCGCGACTCGGGTTCATTTATGTATTATGTAACAAAGGACAAATAACATGGCACTCGCAACACGGGTCGTCGCCGGTGGTAATACCTTCGGCGCATGGACTGTCGAAGATACCGGCACGATTGGCGTCGGTTCGACATACCTCTACAAACTCAATGATAACATCATCTCAACAGATGTAACACGTGACGCTGCTTCTGGTGCTTACTCGATTTCTATCGAGCACGTCGAAGACACGCAGGCGCTGCAGACGTTTATCGAGACAGCAACCAACACAGGCGCTGGCGCTATCGAGGACTTGCTTCTCGAGAACGGCACAAACGAAACAGGCTCTGCTCAAAACCAGAAGCTAATCTGTGCAGTCAAGGGCGGTCTTGCTGGTGGTGGTAACCAGCAAAACACAGCCGTTCGTAAGGTAGGCGTTTTCCCACAGCGCCTGAACAACGAATCTGGCGGATGGACGCAGGCTGGTGAAACATACAACCGAGTAACGTTGTCTTTCGAAGGCTTCAAGCTGCAGAACCCTATCACGCTTGCTGCTACCTACTTCACTGACTTCATGACTTCGGCTGTACCTGTAACGCTGTTCGGTACAATTCCATACGGAACTGTAGTTTATAAGTAACCTTCCGAGGTTACCTGGTGGGGGCCGTTCGCGGCATGGCGGCCCCTGCCTATTTTGTTTTTCATGCCGTAACAAGAGGACTTGTCATGCCGTCAATTAAACTCTATTTCGTGGGTGAACAGAAAGAGATCCCGCTTAAGAACATCATCTCGCGCCGTATCATTAAGGCTGTCGAGAATCCCATCGCAACGCTCCGCAGTTTAGGCCAGAACGCTGCTTTCCAGAAGGCCCTGCAGGAATCGCCCAATGCTGCCAAGATCGTTACCTTGTCTGGTGGTGCTAACTCGGTGCACGCTGCCGAAATAGGCAAGCAAATTCGCGAGGCTATCCCAAACATCACAGACTCCGATCTGCAGTCGATGGTGACACAGCGCATACAATCCGAATTGCTTGAATCATTCCCGAACATCTGGCAAGCCCTGAACAACCCGATTACAGAGTTCCCGCTGGACAATGACGATGCCATCAACGCTTGCATTGAGGTGCTCAAGGTCATCATGGACACAAACCAGCTGACCGAAGAACAGAAAACCCTTATGTCCGTTTCCGAGTTCTGGGAAGACCAAGACCTGACGGAGGTGGTCGAATCTGTAAAGTGGTTTCGAAGCGTCGCTAAACTCTGAGGTCGCAGCCGTCGCTGAGATATACGAAGCCTACGACGTGCTGACGAAAACGCCTGTTGACGACACGGGCAAGCCTTACCCCAAGCGCATCACAGGAACCGACGTAGTGCCTGCACATGAGCACGACGTTCTCATGGCCATCGAGATAGGCAAGTTGTGGAAAATGACACCCGACGAAGTGGTAGTTTCCCTCACAGCGTCGGAGTTTCTGCGAAGGGTCGCACTTGTGCGCGCTCACTCATGGGATCAGCCGACCGATTCACAGATAGCTAAGAACAGGCACGAACGCCGAATCGGGAAACGATAATGGCAGTTTTTAAGAATGAACTTCAACTGGACACTAGCGGTTTTTCATCGTCACTGAAGAAAGCCGCTAGTGATTCCAAGACGTCAGCAGATGAGATAACCAAGGCGCTGAAGATAACGCCTGACATCGACACCAAAGCAGCCGAACAGGAATTTAAGTCGTTAGCAGATAAGGCAAAGGGCGCCGCATCCTCCATAGGCTCGCAGTTTAAGGAAGGTATCGGTGGACTTGGGTCATCGATCACTGGTGGTATCATCGGCGGTGGTGTCGTTGCCGGTGTCCAGGCTGCAGCTGGTAAGATCGTAGAAGGGTTTCAGTTTGTGATAGATAAGGGCTCCGAGTTCCAAACTGGGCTGGCTAACTTATCGGCAATCACTGGCGTTTCAGGTGATGACCTCGACAAGTTTGGAGACAAAGCACAGGAACTGGCCGCTAAATTCGGCGGTGATGCCAGCACACAGATAGGATCGTTTCAGACTATCCTGTCCAAGTTCGGCCCTGCTTTGGCTGACACGCCCGACGCACTCAATGCTGTAACCGAGAATGTCAACATCCTGTCTAAAGCCGCTGGCCTCGATGCACAGGGTGCCGTCGATGCACTCTCGAACGCACTTCTCCAGTTTGGCGTAGACGCAAGCGATCCGGCAAAACTGGCAGAGGAGTCAGGGCGTTTTATCAACGTGCTTGCTGCCTCTGCTAAGGAAGGTGCGGCCGAAATCCCACAGGTCTCCGAGGCTATCCTGCAGGCTGGTGTCGCTGCCAAGGGTGCGAATATATCTTTTGAAGAAACCAACGCGGCTATTCAGGCCCTTGCTGTAGGTGGTAAGGTAGGTTCTGAGGCTGGCGTCGGACTTCGTAACGTTCTGGGCTTGCTGATTAAGCAGTCAGGCCCTGGCGAAGAGGCTCTTCGTGGCGTCGGTTTATCTGTCAAGGACTTGGGTGAAACCCTCACAACACAGGGCCTCGCTGCTGCACTTGAAAAACTACAGGGCGGCATCAACAAACTCGGGACGGATGCCGAGAAAGCCGCTTTCAAGGCGACCTTGTTTGGTACAGAAAACGCTGCTGCAGCCGGCATCCTTCTGGATCAGGTGGGCACAATCCAGACGTTCACGGAGAAGATGACCGGAACGGCTGAAGCTACGACACAAGCCCAAATAAACATGGCAACCTTCTCGGAGTTCCTGTCGAGGTTCCAAGCCAACATTTCAAACTTCGCCATCGACGTCTTCCAAGGCTTTGGCAAAGTGTTCAGTTTAATCGCCAATGCTGTATCGAGCACGGTCGGCCCTGCTATTGAACAAATTGGCGGGGTGTTTCAGCGTGTCTATTCCGTCATCGAGCCAATTCTTGCTGCAATCGGTGGTTTGATTATTGGCGGTCTGGTGGTGAGCATACAATATGCAGCCACAGTAATAGGTACAGCCTTCGGAATTATCAACCAGTTATTCGATGGCGTAGTCAAGGCATTACAGCCTTTGTTCAACGCCTTCAAATCTTTGTTCGGCATGGATGGTGCGGTCGGTGAAGGCATCGACGTAATGAAGATTTTTACTTCAGCACTTGGCACCATAGGCGATGTGCTGAAGTCGGTCGGCGAAGTTGTTTCTTTGGTTGGTGGGTTTATTATCGAGCTTCTGCTGACGCCATTGCAGTCAATAGCGAGCGCTGTGGCGTTCGTTATCACCAAGTTCAAGGAATGGATAGGGGTCAGCAAGGACTCAAACAAGGAAACCGAGAAGGGCGCCGGACTACTCGACACTCTGAAAAACGCTTTTACGAATATCAAGGGCACCATCGGAGGTGTTACTGAGGCATTCCGTGAAATCAAACTGGTGGTAGGTGATTTCTTCACAGCACTTGCAAGCCTAGACGTTGCGGCTGCACTCAAGGCTTTTACAGGCTTTGGTGACCGTGTGGGTGCTGCCTATAACAAAGGTTTCAATGAAGCCACAGGCAAAAACCAAAAGGTCGTAGTTGAACAGGCTGTCAAGACCGCCGAACAAGCTGGCAAAGCTGCTGGTGCGGTTCCTGTGGTTACACCTACGACATCAGACAAGGAAAAGAAAGACAAAGAAAAGGCAGCCAAATCAGAGTTTGAGAAAGCCAAGGAAACACTCAAACTGTTACAAGATAGGCTGAAGACTGAACGCGAAACTACACTAGCACTTGCTGAACAGGCTGGCCTCACTGGTAATGCGCTCAAACTCCGTGTTGCAGAACTGGAAAAGGCAGACGTTGACACGGTACTGGCAAAAGCTAAAGAGCTTTTCAAGGTCGCAACAGACAAGGAAGGCAAGGCAGTATCTACGACGGTCGGACTAAACCCTGAAAAGGAACAGGTCGACCAGGTACTTAACGACTATAACAAGCTACTGGTCGATAAGATAAAGGTCGACATCAAGCTCAGAGATCCCAAGTTTTGGTTCCCTGAAGTACAGAAAACACTTGACCTGCTGTTTAGAGCACGTGCTGTGGCGCTTCCTATCGACGTCAATAAAACAGCGACTGTTTTACGCAAGGCAGCAAGCATACTAGGGTTTGATTTCCTAAAGATCAGCAAGAAAGAGTTTGACCTATCTGATGTACTGGCAGGGACTGCACAGACTGCGGCATCGGCTCTGACGTCTATAGATTGGGACAAGGTATTTGCCAAGCCTACAGAGGCATCAGAAGAGGCAACAAATAAAATTGTTGCTAACATAACGCAAGGCGTGACTAGTTATCAGGACGGCATAGATGAACTAGCAAAGAATTTGAAAGCACTACCTAGCGTGTTCAAGCTGGTAACTCAACAGCTCAACGCTGTCTTCCGTGAAACTACACAGAACAATATCAAGAGCCTAGCTGAGACAGCATCGCAGTTTCAAAAAGGCGCTAAGACAGCCGAAGATTTCTATAATGCACTTGCTACAACAGCAGGCACAGCATTCGCACAGATCCTGACTGAACAGGAAGATTATGGTAAGGCAAGCCTATTGCTGGCGTTGGACGTTCTCAACGCTCTGATACCTATCCTTGTGGCAGAAATCATCGGTAAATCGCTGGCAACAAATCCTGTTCTTGGTGCTGTGGTAGGAGCTGCTGCAACTGCAACGCTTCTGGGACTTGTCGCCGCCGCACGATCTGCTGTGGCAGGCTTCGCCGAAGGTGGTTACACTGGCGACGGTGGTAAGTATACGCCTGCAGGGGTTGTCCACAAGGGCGAATTTGTCATCAACAAAGAAAACACTCGCAAGTATCGAGGCATCTTGGAACAGATGAATGACGGCAAGTTCCCGCTGGCATTTCAGGCGCCGGTAGTTTCTACCGACGTGACGGGAGAAATGTCGGGTATGAGGCAAGAACTTGCTGCCATACGCAGGCGGCTGGACTCGATGCCGAACGGAATACAGGGACAGATGGCCGTCGCCGTGGACGTGGGCATGGACACATATTTGTATGAACGTAACAGATACCGCGCCGCTGTGCGTGGTTTGAGAGGTTAATATGGCAGGGAATAGTTCATGGCAGATGTGGCTGTACGCGGCCAACGAAGACACGTCTACGACGGCATACGATACCGTAGCTGCATCATCGCTGACGGCTCGCACAGGCTACGTAAACATCACGTCAGGATTCCCTGGCGGTTCGTGCCCTATCTTGGCACCGGCTGAAGATGCCGAATTCGAAACGTCTACATTAGTCGACATCGGAGGTGGCACCATCGGCACGGCGAACAGGCGCACGATCTGGACTGTCGAGTGCTGGCCGTTTCTGTTTGACGCGTCGACTACCGAAACCGACCTCGATGATTACTTCGCCTTATCTGATGGCATCAACGGCAAGAAATACCTGTGGGTTCGTTTCACGGCCGGATCACGGACAAGCCCGACGACATCGGGGCACGTATACCCTGTGGTTCTGGAATCTTGGCAAGGATCGCTCAATAAGGAATTCGGGAACCGTAACCTTACGTTAGTTCTCAAGCATCGTTTCCGCCAAGCATCGAGTTTGATATAATGGCTATCTACCGACTATCACGGACGCTTCCGAACGGCTGGCGTATACGTCTGGATCTTGTTCCCTACGATGAGAACCTAAACGGCACCGTAACGGCCCTTGGTGACGTTTGTTTGCTTGAACTTGGCTCACAGACGGCCGAATTTGAAACGCTGCCCTACGGGCTTGTAAAGCCCCAAACGCTGAACTTCAAACTGGCCTGGTCGATGCTGCCATCAGCCGTGCAGGATTACATCGAGGCATCGGTCGATCCGGCCGCACCGGACAAGTGCAACCTGTGGGTTCTATACTCCGACCGTGGCACTTCAGGCGCGACCTACACCGTCGAATATGCAGGCGTTGAAGACAACGTTGAAGCGGTGCAATTAGAGCCCCTTGATGACGGCTCCTATGGCTACAACGTCGAACTTGTCGACTATGTATTCCATGCCATGAAAACACTTACTGGCAACCAAGTATTTAATGGCAAAATAGGTGCACACCGTCCACCCGAAACAGAGGTGTTCCAGTTCCTGCTTCGTAACCTTGTCGGTAGGAATCAAAAGCATTTAAGCCCAGGGCGTGTGCTTGCTGATACGTTCGCAACGATCATGGGCTACATACGTACGGCAATGGGCACGCACATAAAAACAAACTATGCGCGTACTACCTTTGGCTCTTCGGGGTCACTCTTTGATTTTAACACGCTCGATAAACTAATCGAGGCGGCAATCGAACTGTACACGATGGGACTAGACAACGAACCGCGTACAATATCGACAGCCGTAACTTCCCAAACCTCGTACCTTACAACAAACATCAGCAAAGACTCTTATGGTGGAGCAACAATCGGTGGCCTTTACAGCCTAGGGGATAACTTCGCCTGGGGGCGCCGTGATGTTACAGTATACGACATCATTCGTGATCTCTGCGAAACACTTGGTGTTAAGGCTTCCTACAATTTCGAGGCTAAAACCCAAAGTGGCAATATCTACATTGATGCTAACTGGTATGTTAAGCGCATAGCATCGTCACTAGGCTACGCCAACAACGTAGACACGACCGACGCAACGCTATCCCTAAACCAGTCGCTGGCATTACCTACAATCATTAAGCGTGGGGATAACATCGCCAAGGCCGAATCACGATATGAGACGAGCCATCAAGAGGATGCAACCGAGATCGTACGACTTAAGAAAGGGGCTCGCTCTTCTCGGTCGATGAACATCGAGCCTATAATCCACAACGTGCCGGTATATCTAACAGATTACGACGACGAGAACGGACGCACCGAGGTATATAAGCAGACAAACCAGATACTGTTCAAAGCCAACAACGGATCGCTAGTCAAGGTACACGAAACCACGAAATACTGGTACGGCCCCAAGTCGACGCAATGGGTGAAGATCTCGAGTGCTGCATCGGACAAACCAGAATATCAAGACGACGAATCACAAGAAAAATACCGTGTCCAGCTGGCTGCTATGCAGGCTCAAACCTCGATGCCGGCGGCGCTGTGCTTGCTGCACTTGCACGTCTTTGCGGATGAGGACAACGCCACATGTGAAACCGAATGGAACTACACCAAATCAACGGCATTACTGCCATCGGCACTATGTGGCAGGCACACATTGACAGATTCGGTCGTCGATATTTTTGATTCGATTAACTGGGATTATGCACTGCCAACGTCCATATCCGTTGACTGGTTTGCTTCAACGTCTAAAATCAACTATTACGTGCTAGCACCGACAACATCTCAGGAACTAACGTAATGCCTATTAACGACCCAGTTAACAATCGCAAGATAGCACCGGCTTCGCTGGCATTCGAACGTCGTAGGCAGACATTCGGCACATACTATGCAGGCGAAGAAACTGATGGCGATGTCTACAATTACCAGTATTATATCGACTATAACTACAACGTAACGTTTAACAACATCGTCACTAAACAGTACCTGATAACACAGACCGATGCCAACATGAAGGCCATAGCCAACAGCGAGCATAGGTCAAAGCATTGGGTGGGTGATTACAAGCAGTCTTTCCAATGGGATCTAAACGGTAACTGGTCGTTCATGACGGACGTGTACACACCTGTTCCGTTTAACAATGAGTTCCTGCGGACGCAGGGCATTCAAAACGAATCACTAGACTATGACGACACCTGGTCATTCCGACCAACCGATCAGAACAAAGGCGTCTGGTGGGTGCATACGTACGTGCAGATCAGGTACTCGAACACGTCACAGATTGACGAAGCACGTCTTGCGTATTTCGTAAACGGTGTGATGTTTCGTATCATTGATATGGTCGACTATCACAACATGGGAGACGGGCCACACATCCGTGACGCTAGGCTGATGGGCGGGGCACACATCCCACTCCGTGCTGGTGACAAGCTCGAAGTTAAAATGATAGCAAGAACAGGCGGGCCATCGGAAGAGGGAGGTGTTCTGTTCCCGTCGTCCATCTATGCCTACATTACAGGCCATCGTGAGAACTGCGAACTGAACACAACGGGCAACACAGCCACAGCCGGCAACGGGTACGTCTTTTACAAGGGCGCCGAGCCTTAATAACTGAAACTAATCACAAGGAATTATTATGTCTTGCTTACCCAATACACCAGTAGCTGCCAATGTCTTATCAGCTACGAACTCCACAGATCACGGCTGGCAAAGCGTCGGCACGGTCATAACGACGGCATTGAGCCAATACTACCCAGTGGCGGCTGCAGTGGTTACGCTCAGTGGAGTTGCACAGACGACACAACAGCACGCCATCATCCGTCAAATCGAGTTTGAAGAGACGGCATCAAGCTCTGCTAACATCAAGAAATGCCCTCTGATTGTGCTGCTGTATAACTCGACAGCGCCGACGACGCCAACATCCGGTGCTGTCTACAACGGATCGACTACGAACCTACTCGGGGCGTTTACTATTGCTGATACAGATTATAAGCGCGTATCGGACACCGTTTGGATTGCTAGCATTAAACCAGACAAGTACGTTCGCACAGGCACGGTCTCGACAAGCTCGACGTTCTACGCTGTGGTGCTCTCAAACTCAGGGACTAGCGTAACCTTTGCCGCTGATGCTGCAGCGAGGCTTCGCCTGTTTACGGAGGCACTGACGGCATTATGAGAGAACACGTAGTGTTGTTTTTGCGAAGTCTTGAGATTCTGCTAACATTAGAAATGGAGCCTGTTCGCCGTTCTGAACTCCACAAAATGCACAAGGTGTGGACGGAACGGCTGAAGGCTTTACGATAGACAATAAGGTGACGGATTTGTCTGTTGTGAGTTAGCGATTACAAAGCCCGAAAAAATTTTTTCGGGTTTTTTATTTTTTGTTTGCATTGCAAATAAATACCCCGTAGATTGCACACAACAAACAACCACAGTATACACGGAGACGACGATGAACACAATCCAAACAAGCCAAGGTGTTAAAAACAGCATTTTTATGTGGGCTTTAGAAAGCAGTGTATTTGAAGCTATACTTGAGAACATTGCTGCACATTATGGTATTACAAAAGCAGAAGCATTTGATGAAATCACACACGATGAAGCTGAGAATTTGCTTGATTATGTAACTGGTAAAGAACGTGTAGCTGTTAGTGTTCTTGCACAGAAGTACGGACTGGTTTAATATGACGGGGCGCAGCATCCTACACTGCACAACCAACCACCAACCACACGGAGACCACAATGAAGACACCTATCTACAAGGCTTTCATCCTGACGTCATCAGGTAAGAAAGTCGAAGGCTACGGGAAAACAATGATGGCAGCCTGCCTAGATGCCAAGGCCAAAGCAGAGGCGCAAGCAAAGGCGAAGACCGGAGGTGCAAAATGAGCATCTCCATCGAACGCTTCGTAACGCTGCACATCGAGCTGTTTAAGATCAGCAACCGGCTCTGCGACCTTGCCAAATCCCTTGAATGCGAGGGTGTTGGATATAGCGTAGAGCTATGGGAAATCATCGATGAGATCTCGGTGGCTGCAGCTAATTCATTAGACGAGACTAAAACGCCATGATCACCGCCCTTGGCTACTGCCACAAGAGCCGCGCTCATTACACGCCTCACGAACGGGTTTTTCTGGCCTCGATTCGTGAGTACAAACCACGCGATGTGGAGGTATTCCGCCAGCACTCGCTCGGTAACTTCGGGACAAGCTACAATGCCCTGGTAGATACGATGATCCGTGGAGGGCATCGAACATTCGCCATCGCCAACGACGACATCGTGCTGCGCCCTGATAGCTTCCAGCTGCTGAACGAAGACATAGAGATATGCCAGGGAGAACAACGGCACTGGGGAGTTATAGCAGCACGTGCTGACTACGTGAGGATGGGCCCGCAGAACATACGTTTTACCTATGGCATGGAACAGCAACGTACAATCCAGAACCCGCAGGAACTGCAGATCATCGCAGTGCCTAGCGTTGCGCCCCTGCTGGCTGTCTACACACGGGAGACATGGGTGGACTTCCCACCGATTAACTTTTACAGCGACGACGTGCAGTGCTTCGACATCCGCCAGCGTGGGTATGAGGTGTTCGTGTCACGATCATACGTGCACCACGTCGGTTCGCAGACGCTCGGAGTGGCTAACTACGAGGAGGATGCAAAAAATTCTAGGGAGTGGCTTTTGGAAAATAGACGGGATTTCGTTAGTATTGCAATGCAATAAATCAACCACGGTAGATAACCTACCAACACACAAATTACACGGAGTTTTTATGCGACTCAGCATTGAGTTCAAGACCGGACGCTACGATGGGAACCTATGGTTCCGCGTCACACCTCGCATCGAGGGATCACATCGTCAACGCCTGCTGACTGTTGGCGTGTTCCTGACAGTTCTAACAATCGGCATGTTCGCCCTGGCTGGTACAATATCACCAGATCCGATGATCAAACCAGATCAGACAGTAACCTTGTGGGGGAACCGATGAATAAGCAAGCTGAACTTATGAATGCCTATAAACTGCTGGCAATAGCAGCACAGGCATACTGGGAAGACTATTACGTCAACCACGGCCCTGATGAGAACGTTACGTATAAGCTGCATTGTGAGCTTGAGAACTGCCTACATTTAGTCAATAGCATCAAGGCATCGCAGTTTGAATACCAAGTCGTTGAGTTTACAGATCCTGATGCATACTGTCCACCTCGGCCGCAGTGGACTCTGCACAGAGTCTATGGTAATGGCGATGTGTTAAAAACAACACAATTTTTTGTCCATAAGGATAATGCTGAACGTGCCTGCAAAGAACTGAACGAGGCTTTCAATGACTGACAAGCCTCTAACTCGTGAGATCCCTATCTCTGTTCTCCGCAAGTGGGTAGACGACCTCGGAGTCATCATCGACCGCGTAGAGAAGGCCACAACACTCCAAGAGTGCCGCTACAACATCAACGACATCTGGGAGGTGGCGATGGAAATAGACGATGAGTATATCGAGGGGTACCGTGTCACAAAGTAAGCGAGGGAGGCCACGCGGCCGCAAGCCTAGCTATAACCCAAACGTTATATTCCGCATCCCTGACGAACACAACAACCACCTAAAAGACATCGCCCAGTCAGAAGGCATTACAAAGTCGGAACTGCTGAGAAGACTGGTGATCGATTACATAAATTTCTACACGGAGAACTGAACATGATCTGGAACCTAGATAAGCCCAAGCCAGCACCTCTATTCCGTTACGACGACGGAGGCGACCGGTTCTATGCACGGGTTAACGACGTCGACGTCAAATGGTATCCATCCGTAACACGGATAATCAAGGCTACGTCGCCAACGCCACAAGGCCTGATGGCATGGTATGCCAAGCATGGCATGGAAGGTGCCAACCAACTGCGTGATGAGGCCGCTGAACGTGGTACACAGATGCACATCTTGTTAGAACGGTACATGGCAGGGCAGACAATCGAAATGGCAGCATTGTCTGAGTTCCACAGTAAGGCCCTCATGTCATTCGACGCCTTCTATCGTCAGGATGTGGCAGAAGTCTACGCTGTTGAGATGTTACTATACAGCGACCGGCACGAGTTTGCAGGAACGTGCGATCTTGTATGCAAGCTCAATAATGGCAAGGTTGCTATCGTTGATTTCAAGAGCGGATCGTCTGTATACGATGACTATGCCGTGCAACTGGAGATGTACCGCCTCGCATGGAACGAACATGCCGAAGCGCACGGGTGGCCTGTCGTGACTGAGATATACAACTGGCTGCCGAAGGACTGGCGAACAGAGCCAACATGGCATTGGAAACGTCAGACTGGAGAGGTGAGCCTGAACGAAATAGCTGCTCGCTGTGTGCTGTTTAAATCGATGAACGGCACCCTCCGCACACCACGTGAAAAGAAAATTTACACGGGAACCTTGCCTGGACAAGCTACAATCGAGATCGTGCGCCCTGAAGACATCGCAAGGGCTGCCTACGAACGGCTGGCAAACAACGACGAAACACTGACCGACGACGACTGGCTTCTCTCCGTGGGCCACTCGTAAACCGTGCCGGTGTCTGTTGTGGTTGACAGGCACCGGTGCGTATTTTTTTTTCAGCCACACTAACACCGGAGAGCCTTATGGCCAACCACATTTTAACAGCGCTGGTACAACTTAAATGCCAGCTACATAAACAGCTCGAAGCAATCGAGCTGCTTGAGAACTCTATGGCACAGATTAACATAGACGTGTTGCCTCTGATGCCAGATGCCAAGCCAAAACGTGAGGTTATAGAGGTACGTCGTAAGTACCAGCCGACAACGCAACTGCCTAATGATTCAAATAAATTGCAGGCAAGAATTGCAGATATATATCAAATTTCGGGAGGATATTCATTTTTTGAACATGCTAAGAATGCAGCAGAAGGCCGTCACTACATAACATTTCATAAACGGCAAAATCAGTTACGCGTAATAGATTACAGCGCAAAAACATCAACTGGCAGGCCCAAAATGTACGCACTGGGGATACTGCCTAAAAAGTATAATCTAGATCAAGCTCGTCAAATACTGATGGACTATCACGAGTCAAACCGTCCATCTTAACCCCCTTTTTTTACCTTTTCAGGATCACCTACCATGGGTTTTCAATCATCATCCGTGGCAACAAATGCCACTTACTTCACCCTCAGCGATGGCAAGTGCCGCATTCGCCTTCGTGAGGCCACACCCGAGTCAGTATCTCGTGTGACCAAGGA